TGTGTTGATAGTTGGCTAAGATCATAACCAAGTGAGCAACATTAGCATTGTCTGCAAGTAACATAGATGCATTATCATACAGTCTTCTGAAAAGGACAACAGGATCAATATTGGTGTTCTCACCAACCCACTTACGGACATTGGTGAAGTCTTTCTTCTTCATGAAGTCTATAAGTGCTTTAAAATTATCTTCTTCAAAGTTGGAAAGTATTCCAGTATCGATATTACCAGTTGCGCTATAACGTTGTAACTCATTGAGAGTCCTGCGGAAATCGGGGAAGTGTTTCTCAATGACTGCAGCAACAGCTTTTGGAACATGCTCTACGTTCTCTTTCTTTAAAATATCAATAGCACGATTGAAGAACTTGGCAGCCAACTTAGGCTTATCTTCTTTCGGAATAGTAAACTCAACAACAGAGCACCGTGAGTGCAATGGGTCAATGATCTTGTTCTTAAAGTTGCAAGTTAAAATGAACCCACAGTTCTTACTAAACTCTTCCATAAAGTTGCGAAGAGCAGGCTGAGTGCTGTTGGGATTCAGATAGTCTGCTTCATCAAGGATTACATACTTCCTACCACCGTGAAACGATACAGAAGATGCAAACGACATAATGTCATTTCTCAGCGTATCAATATTACCATTCAACGATCCATTGATAACAATGTAGTCACTCTCAAGCTCATCAAGCATTGCTCGTGCTACTGTTGTCTTTCCAATACCAGCTCTGCCTGTCAGCAAGAGGTTTGGAACATTCTTATCATCAACAAACTGTTGAAGAGCCTTCTTCAAGTTGATAGGAAGAATTGTATCTGCAATGGTACGGGGTCGATACTTCTCGACCCACAAAAAGTCTTCGCGCAAATTAGCCTCCGAATGATGAACTAGATTCTGTAGGGATCCAGTATTCTACATCATCCCCTCGAAAGTACGCTAATCCTCTTGAAGTAATCTTTACGTTATAGTCACCACTGATAATCTTAATGTTCTCAGCCTTAAACATCATGCTGAAGTTATGTTCTGTTGTACCAACTTCAATCTTAAATGTATCACCGGTTGGGTTCTTAGAATTAACTGCACCAACATACACCCTACCATCTTCTCCGCTAACAGAGAGCTCAGGCATTTGAAGAATGTTGATCGCTTTCAATACACTAGACAGCACATCAGCAGACATTGTAAACTCAATCTCAGCATCTTCAGGAAACTTAATTGGCTTATCTGGTGGGGTAACAATCATTTCCGGATCGGCGTATGTATAATTAACAACACGATTACCTTCTGAGATAACCAAGAAACTATCACCCATTGCAACATCAGGATCATTGAACATTGACAGAACGCCAATGAACCGTGATAAATCATAAATCGCATAGGTCTGTGGGAAGACCTCTCCCACTGTTGCTCGAGCCATCACCGTTTTATTAGGTGACATGGTAGTAATTACACTACCATTTTTGAACAACAGCGAGGGGTTGATAGTAGAAAAGTTCTTCAATACTTGAAGTGTTCTACTTGTTAATTTCATTTCTTAGCCTTATCTTTCTTTAAAGAAGCTGAGTCAGCTGTCGCGGAAGCACCAATCGATGCTAAGTCAGCCAAACTACCACCAAACACATATGTGCCGACGTGCTGTGTCTGCATCCATGGGCAGAACCAAACCTTCATACCAGCTTTCTGAACGTTGTAGCAGAACATATAGTCCTCTGACAAATAACGCTTAGATACTGGATCAATGATACAATCGAAGTATGCCATGATCTCGCGCGTGCCGTCAAATGCATCCGTGCGGATGTGATCTGGTTTGTAATGCAAGTGTGGAAATACTTCTTTGTATTTGTGAAAAGTCTTACGACGGATCATCATAAAACCAGTACCCATCTCCATCACTTCAACTGGCTCACCGATAGGAATCTCTCGTTGGCCATTACGTGGATTAAACACATAGTCACCAACAAACTTCTCTAGCTTGTTAGGATCTTCATCAGCAATGCCTTTGTCGACAGCCAACTTAATCTTCTCCCAGCTGATACACTTCTTGGGATAAGGAGCACCAATCACATCGTAGTCGCTGTCGTCATCTTGCATTGCAAGCAGTGCCAGAACGTCTTGTGGGTTAAACCCAATGTCGCTATCAATAAACAACATATGGGTTGCATCGCTACGCAAGAACTCATCAGCGCAATAGTTACGTGCTCGTGTGATCAGAGACTCGTTGAACAAGAAATACAATTGCAAAGGAATACCATACTTTGCACAAATGGCAGCCAGGTCAGCTACAGCACGTGTATACATCCCCACACAGTTACCACCATACATCGGTGTTGCAAGGAACAGTTTGCGTTTGCGCAACTCTTCAATAGATACTTTTACTTCAAAGGCCATTATTTGACTCCATATTTTTGGTCGTGTTGTTTATTAATTCCATAGTCACCATCATAACTACTTAACGATTCAGCTTCGAAGCTGAGGTACTGTCCAATCCTAGTCCCCTTCTTAATCCGTGCCACACCAGTAGTAACATGGAGCACGGCAGCCATAACGCCATGATAACCAGAGTCATACAGGCCACTAGTGAGGTAAAGACCATTACGGTTAAGAGTAGAACGTGTAATGACCCAACCAGCTTCACCATCTCCAACGTGGACGATGTTTTCCATAATGACTTCATATCGTCCTGGTTGGAGCGTATAGTATTTGAGATGGTCCGGGACAAGCTCATGATCTGTTCCTCTGTGTCTTTTGTGTTCATTTGAAATCTCAAAAACGTTATCACTGATCTTAAAGATTGATCCCAATCTTAAATCAACAGCATTAGGTTGCGAGTCGCCTTCCTTGACCTCAGTTAGGGTCGACCGGGACGAAGGTCCGAGTACGTGTTTCAATCTTTTTCTCCATAGTGTTATCGTCAGCATACATCATTAACAGAATGTAGTGAACGGCTTTCAACAAATCTTTACGGTTCTTTCCATCTTTCTTACCGTAACGCATAATATACTTGATTGCTGTATCAGCAGCTGTGGTGCTCAACGTGCCACGAGACTGCCAAACATCAATCACTTGAATACCATCATTAACATAATGCTGACCATAAGTTGAGTCAACATAGTCTTGGATATCCTGAATGTAATTGTCTTCTGAATACTTGTACATTACTTCACTTTCTTATTAATGAATGAGCAATTATACATTGCATCTTTGATTGAGTCAAGATCGCACTTAGCATGATCAAAGTCAACTTCATGTTCAAACTTACCTTCCATCAAACCTGATGGTGATTGATCAAAGCGAATATAGTTTAAACCAGCCCACACAGCAGCACTCGAATCCCAACTATAGATGTGTTGATGGAATTCGCTTAACAAGTCAATCTCATTTGGACCATCAACCATTCCTAAACAATGAAACTTATCATGAACATATTTCAGAGAACCACGACGCTTTAACTCAGTCAGAACTTTCCAACGAGATAGGAACCGTTGCATCTTATATGCATCACTACGCTTACCATCATTAAATGTTGATTCATTAACACCACAAGCAATTGGGCAAGCAAGAATAGACAATCCAATCAAATCAATATTAGGTTCTTTCAATGCCCATTCCATAGAAGTCAACAGACCTTCCATGTCTCCAAGTTCACTTTGTGGACAGAAGAATGTTTTGAAGCCATGAGCTTTCAATTCAGGCATCATCTGTTTAGCCTTGTCGACAGTCTTGTTCCAAGGCTCTTTAGGATAGTCTGTCATTACGATGTAATCAGCATCAACTCTATTACCCAAGTCAATCAACTTCTCAGATGGATACATTGGACGTCCGAGCTTGAACATCTCAAATGCTGAGTTGTCCATGATCTTTGGTTTACCATCATCCAGCTCAGCATAGAACTTAGCATAAGTTGGATCCGACTCAACCAGATGAGCAAGGATCAAGTGAGCCCCACTCATTGGAGCAAACACCTCTAGGAAAGGTGTTGGTGTAATATGGCAGAAGTTAATCATACTGCGTATACTTTCATTGTGAGGTCATGCTTACATGGGAAATACATTCTACAACCGTTCTCACCATCCTCTGATACTTCAATTACAT